TTAAAAAGCCCGGCGAACCGGGCGACATCAACACACAGCAGGGAGACTGCACAGTCTCACTTAATGACGTGACTGTCAAGCGTCGTCAATGTATTATCATGTCCATATTTAATGGGGTCGACACATGGCACATACGCGATCAAAACAGCCGCAGATGCTACGGGAAGCATTCCGTGAAATGATGAAAGGTGTCGCCACATCCACACCTGGGCATATTCTCGCGTTCGACCCCGTCACCCAACTCGCCCAAGTGCAGATCGGTATTGTACGTGTGGACCTGAACGGTGCGAAATTCGACCCGCCCGCAATCATTGAAACCCCCGTATATTTCCCAGGGGGTGCGTACCACGTCGAATACCAGATCGACCCAGGTGACGAGGGCGATATCCTGTTCAGCCAACGGTGCATTGACGGGTGGCTTCAAACGGGCGGTATCGCTGAGAATCCAATCGGTCGATTCCATGACCCGCAGGATGCTTTCTTTCTTCCTGGCTTCCGTTCCTTACCCAACGCGCTCCCAGCGTTCCAGAACAACGGAATACGGCTGAGCAACCTGACAGGCACACAATTCATGTGGCTCAAGCAAGACGGGTCGATGGCGTGGGAGAACGGTTCGGGGTTCATCCGTATCGGCGCCGACGGCACCGTAAACATCAACGGCGTGACCATCGACGTGGCATCCCTTGTGACCACGCCGAACGATGTTAAAGCTGGTACTATTCAGCTCAAGACACATCGCCACACTGGTGTTACTGCTGGTACGGCCACATCTGGAATCCCGACACCATGACAGTTCGACGTCTCGACCCCGTCACGGGCGACATCATTACCAGCGGTGAGCAACAATTCATCGGTGGGCGTGAGGAAATTGCGCAGACCGTCAAGACTCGCTTGGCGCTGTTCCTTGGTGAATATTTCCGAGACATTACAGCCGGTACGCCGTGGTACGAACAGATCCTCGGGAAGTTTACTAGCCTGGACGTTGCCGAATCTGCGTTACGTGTGCGAATCGCGTCAACCCCGGGCGTTGTACGCCTTATCAGTTTCGACACAGATTTCGATATCAACTCCCGCACGTACACGGTGACAGCGGGCATTCTCACCACCTACGGGGTTGACGAGGTAATTTTCAATGGCTGAGGTTACAGCACAAGGCTACGTCCTAAAAATTCAGAACGACTGGTTCAATGAAGAACGTCAGTTGTACCTCGACATCGACCCCCTGTGGAATCTTGACGAGTCGACCCCCGACGGTCTCAAGCTCGCCCATGATGCCGAGGTGTTCGGTGTGTTGGATGAGACGCTGCAACAAGCGTACAACTCCAAAGACCCGAGCAAGGCCACGAAGGTCGATCTTGACGTCATCTGTGCGCTGACAGGTACCACTCGTTCCAACGGTACACCTTCCAATGTCGCTGTGACGCTCACCGGTACAGCCGGTACGATTGTCGCGGCGGGAAAGCGCATCAAGTCCGCAACCACCGGGTCAGTCTGGACGCTTGACCAGACCGTGACGCTCACAGGTGGCACTGCGTCGACGACGGCCACATGTATCGTTACCGGACCGGTACAGGCTGACATTGGCACCATCACCGGTATCAGCGACGTGGTCGGCGGTTGGACGGGTGTAACGAACCCCAGCGTAGCCACACCGGGTACGGATGAACAACTCGACTCATCGTTACGCATCGAGCGTGCGACGGCTGTAGGGCGTCCAGGCAACAACCAGATCGATTCGGCATACGGTGAGTTGTACGCCGTACCGGGTGTGCGCCGGGTAAAGATTTACGAGAACGATACCGACGTTGCAACGGTTGACCCGGTGTACAACCCGTGGGGGCTCCCACGTAAGTCGCTTGCCGTGCTGGTCGACGGCGGTGTTGATTACGACGTGGCTTACGCGATGTACATCAAGAAGAACCCAGGTGTGTTCCTCGCTCAACCGGGTACACCGGTGACACTCACCGTAACGTCATTGAAGTATCCGACGAACACCAAAGTGATTAAGTACAGCCGCCCGATCTACGTGGACATGGTGATCACTGTCACACTGAAGAACGACGGTACGCTACCCCCTAACATCGCTGACCTGATCGATGCTGCGTTTCTGGAATTCACCAGTGGTACGCTGGTCCCCGCCGCCGACGGATTTAAACAGACGGGGTTCGACATTGGTGAGACTGTTCCGTACAGCACACTTTACGTGCCGATCAACCAAGTGATTGGGCAATACGGTAACAGCTACGTGCAATCGATGATCGTCAACGGTGGTACGTCCAACGTCGCGATAGCCTACAACCAGTTGTCACGCTGGACGGCGGCTAATATCACCACAGTGGTGGTCTGATGGACATTCCGGATCGAATCTACGCGCAGTACCGCACCAAGCCCAAGGCTGTCGAGTGGTATGCGATCTGCCGCACGCTCGGCGGTAAGATTGAGGCGGCTGCCGAGGCTGTTCGAGGGTCGTATGACATCGACAACAACGTCGGCGCACAGCTGGATGTGATCGGGCGAATCGTCGTAGCGAATCGTAATTTCCTGGCTACCACGCCTCTGTCGCCTGGATTGTTTGCATTGACCGATGGTGATTCGTTTGGTGACACGAACGCCATGTTTAGCGCGACGACGATTGGTCAAGATGCATTAATGTCGGATGAGTTCTTTCGGCTGGTCATTCGTGCAAAAATTATCAAGAACAACAGCGACGCAACAATCGAATCAATCCTCGATGGCGTGACGTTCCTCATCCCCGGCGCAAATGTCATCAGGGTCATCGATGGCGAGGATATGTCGTTCGGTATCGAGTTCAATGGTAACCTTACGGATCTCGAACGCTGGGCGTTGCTGAATGCAAAATTAATACCAAAACCACAGGGTGTTCGTTTCAATGGATTCCTTGACAGTTATATACCTTCGGAATTCGGTGACCTCGACGCTGAATTCGGTGACCTCGACGCACAATTCCACGGTTATGTAGGAGTTTGACCCCATGGCTTTACAACGTGACACGCGGTATCCGGGCCGCTGGACAACCGGTAACTCGGCACATCCCCAGGGCGCGTTTAAAAACCGCTCTGCCCCCGGCGCACTCGACGGTTCATACATCGAACAGGATTGGGCGAACGACTGGGATGGTTTTTTTGCGTCATTGTTAAATGCCGCATCGATTACGCCGAACAACACTGTAGATGCCGTGGGATCGTCGCAATACTTTACGGCGATGCAATCGATGCTATCTCAGCTTGGTCACGGGCAATGTCGACTAGCAGTGGGTAGTACGACGACCCTAACGCTAAGCCCGTATAACGGTCGTAATGTCATTGTCAACGGTGTTCAGCTACAGTTACCGTCGGCAGGTGTCACCTACACAATTAGCGGTCTGGCAGCCTCGACACTCTATTACGTCTACCTCTCTGGTACGACTGCGGCGCCAGTTCTAAACCTTTCCACAACCGCTTACGTCACAAATACAAACGGCGTAGTGGTGAAAAGCGGCGACGTAACGCAGACTCTTGTTGGCATGGTATCCACTAACGCATCCACTCAGTTTGTAGATGCCGCCCTGTCTCGAACCTGTCTCAACTGGTTTAACCGCCGCAAGATTATTGCAGATAGTGCAACCCAACCGGGGTACACGTTTAGCAATCTCACTGGTGCCGAAATCAACTCTGCGCTCCGAGTTACATTTTTGAACTGGGCGGACGATGTTCCTTTTATTTCAGGAGTAGGGACAATTTCGATGACCAACCAAGGTACTACGTCAATAGCAACGTCTATCGATACTGTAGGTAATCAGTACACCCCATCTCAGAACATTACATTACAAACCGGGTTCAGTGGAGGATTTTCTGGTCATGGCGCTCTTGGTCTTAGCGAGGGTAAGCATTTCACCATGCTGATTGGATCGGTTAACGTCACAACAACAACGGTAGTCAATGTTCAAACAATCGTACAGGTCAACGGGTGAATCAAATGACGCAGAAAGCAATCGGGCCATCTTTTTTTGATGAGCTTGTGGCATACGGGGGCCTAGTTGGTCAACACTTTACATGGAGCCCTAACGGAATAATCGAGTTTTTCGAGGATACCCCTCAGGCGGTAATTGACGGGGTGCTTGCTGTATACGAGGCACACGACCCAACCAAGCCTTCATGGGGTGATTTAAAACTTCAAGCTCAGGTAGCGCTTAACTGCTCAGATGTAACTATCATGCGTTGTGCTGAAAATGCTGTCCCCGTTCCATCTGAATGGGCGGCATACAGAAAAGCGTTACGCACAATAGTTGGTGCAGAAGCGGGGGACGCATCCAAAGGACTTCCTGTCAAACCCCCGTATCCTAAAGGAACATAATCTAATGATTAATGCTTCAGACTACCCAACCTTGCAGGCCGCGCTCGATGCATCCCTAAACGTGATGATACCTGCGGGCGTATATGTGGATCAGCCGTTGACGTTCCGGACGGGCCATCGGGTTACGGGGGAGGGGCGCGGCACGGTACTCAAGGCCTCAAGCAGCCTGCCCACAAGGGAGGCATTTCTCAACTGCATAGACGCGGACAACGTAGAGCTGAGCAACATCGCAATTGACATCGATCCGGCATGCGTTGACCTGTTCGGCCTGCTCGTTAGAAATTCCACCGGTAGTTTTTTCGAAAAGATTGTTTTCACGAACTCCGGCCAAACCTTCGGCGCGCTGTCGCAGAATTGCACCGACTGTTATTTCGATTACATCGAAGTACCTTCTGCAAAAGTTCGCTGCATCCAGCACGTTGAAGGAACGCGGATTAAAACCCGATACCACAAATTGTCACATCCAGGCATTGATCATTGCGTTGCGATAATCGGCGGGATTGATAACGACGTGCAGTTTGGGCGAGTTAGCAACGCGCCAAACTTCGGCGTCAGCTATTACAAAACAGATGGAGGCGACTGCTCTGGCAACAAGGCGATGGACACCACCCTCGAAGCCTACCAAATCACGGACTGCATCAATGTTCGCATCCACGACAATTGCGCTCGGTGGAACGTGGGGGTGTCTGATGACTTTGGTATTTCCATTCATGGCGAGACATTTTATCCGCCGAACATAGCCCCAACGAGACTATTTGCGAGCACCAACCAGATTTACAACAACTCAATATTTGGGTGTGGCAAGTCAGGCGTGGCCATCGCCGGCAATGCAATGGATAACCGCGTGTACAACAATTTCATTTCCAACCCGTGCCAGCTTGGCGAAGCATTCGCGTCAGGGATCTTGATGTATGGGCAGTACTGCACGGGCAACCTTATCGACAGCAACGTGATTTCCACGTATGTACCAGCTGCCGTATCGAAGATGCAGTACGGTGTTGCGGAAGGGTCGGACGCCGGTTATTTTTCGTCAAATAACCGGGTCGGCTGCAACAAAATAACCGGGGCTAAAATATCCAACCTGGCATTGCAACCGAGCACCGTAGCGTACCTGAATAGCTAGGGGCACTTCAGGTCAACCATGTCGTTATGAGCCGCCACTTGTTCCTTAAGTTGGCGGCTCATAACTTTTCGATCTGCCGCCGATGTGGTGATCGGCTTCACCCAGCTACACGCCGTATCAATCGGGACGGTCGTGCTTTGACAGCCTTGCGTCAAGCCCAGCATCAGAATCAGCAGCCACTGTGTCTTCAACATGTGCACGTTCCTTGACGGCCTGTACCGTCGCTTTAGCCTGTTCGACTTGTTGGGTTTGGACTTGCTGCTGCACACCGGTCGAGACGCCTTGCGCCTTTCCCACGCGATGTCCAAGGACGCCCCCGAGAATTGCGCCCACGACGCCGATGATAATACCGATGATCGCTGTCAGACTCATTGAGGTCGCCCCTCCCGCATCGCGTAGACAAGTCGTACAGCACGGTCACCTGTTTGCGTATACCATGATGAATTCTTCATCTCATCGGCGGCATTCTGAAAGTCCAGGCGCGTCAGTGCAGTGATGAAACGTTTGAAACCGCCGAGTCGAACGATACCCATGTTGAACGCCATGTTGACGACAACTTCCTGACGTACATCGTCGAGTTTATCGAAGTTCGATACCAGTGCACGAGCGATACCGACAGCCTCATTGATGTCGTTGGAGAGCATCAGGTCAATCTCGTCATCACGTAGCCCACGGTCATCGATATTGCGACCCACGCCAATGGTGAGCTTCCCCACTGTGTCGCGGTACAGTCGACGTTTACGACCCTCATCGACCGCGAGCTGTGCGGCCAGCCGCGTGCGGTTCATACCTTCGGCCCTGATACAGATGGTTGATGAATCTGAAGTGCAACAAACGTTGCCACGGATAGACCGAGCATCACGAGTTTGTAAGTCTGCGGATCGATATATTCCTGAATCGACGGCATGAATCCGATCAAGTCGTTCAAGCTCAGCGTGCCGACGGCAGCCAGAAGCCAGGTACTATACCGACGCCAGCAAGCGCGCCACTGTGGGATTAATTGCATGTGCTGTTACCTCGTGTAGAATGTCAACACCCTCATCATACTGGAAGTCATCCATGAAACCTAAAGTAGCCGACAAGAAGCCATCCAAAGACGCAGGCGGTATGGGACGCAGCAAACCAGCAGCGTCAACCGGCGACAAGAAGTCGGTCAAGAAATGATTGTCCCCGTGCTGCTGTGCGTGATTGGCATCTTTGCATGGTGTCAACCGTCGGCAGTACGGCGTAGAACCGCGTTCCTGTTTACCACACCCACCCTTTTGTTCACCCTTGTATCCGGGTTGCTCAGCGACCAATGGTATTACATAGGTGCCGCACTAACTGATTCGCTTACCATCATACTGCTATCATTTTTCGTTACTATCGATAAACTGGCAGTACGGTTGATGATCCTCAGCGCTGTATCTCTGTCCCTCAATGTTGTCGGGTTGGTGATGTACGAGATGCGTCAACCCTCGACAATTTACGACGCGCTGTTTATCGCCCTGTACGTCGGGGTAGTCATCGCACTTGCGGATCAGGAATGCTCAAATGTGGGAATACGTAGAGCTGGCAGGTTACGTCCTGGGCATGTTCGCGATGCTGGTGCAAGCCTTCGTATTAGTCATCAGAGCGATCCGAAAGTATGAATATTCTCGACTCTCACGGCCCAAGCTACGTGGTATCGGCAAGCACGACAGTGACAGGCCTATCGACGTGGTTAAATCTGATCCCGAGTGAGATCGGTAAACTCGCCACCGTCGTCGGTATTATCCTGTCGATCACCCTTATCGTCATGCATGTACGCAAAATGCGCCAAGAGGCGCGAGAGTCTGCATTGCGTGAAGAGATTCTGCGTGAACAACTCAGACGTGAAAAGGCCTCGAACAGTGCCGAGGCTACGTTGCGCAGCGTGGGTTAGGCGTCAGGCCATGCATCGATAATATTGTTTGGAATAACTTCGCGGGCTTTTTCGTATACCCAGCGCAGAGCTGTCGCTTGATCGATCAAGCCTTGGGGTGAACAGTAGTGTGCATAGTTTCCACTGTCGTACAGGATGTTTGCACACCCGTCCCATTTGATGTCGCCGTGAATCACCTCTTCCAAGCCTGAGATTTCGTTGCTGTCGACGTAGCGACCTTCGATTTGATGAATTTTGAAAGAGAAACGATACTCCAGCGTCTCCCATTCGATTACAAATCCATAGTCGCCGCACAATTCGTCTCGACCCGACGATAGTATCTGTTCGTTCATCTACATGACCCTCTGTTGTGTGCATCCAGTATCACCTATTATGACGAACTCGTCAACAGCGGATTCACCAGCTTTTCAGCCTCGACGATGTACCACTCGTAATTCAGATCCGACCAGTCGAAGTGACGCGCATCGGCGCACTCTGTGACGCGCCAGCCGCTGCATATACCGGTTTCGCGGGTATCATGCTTGCTGCGATTGCCCGTGTGGATTCGTGCGTCCCACGGCGTCCCAGCGCTGTCGAGGTCACCGGGTTGACCTGCAATCTCACGCATCACAGCGTTGAAGTTCGAATCGGTCAACTTCGCCTTACGATTCCACGTCCCAGGCTCGCCCGTCGGTGGTGCGACCTTCACGAGTGTTCCACCGTTGCGGCTGACGAAGTAAAGGGTTGTCCCCTGCAATTGTTGATCGATACCCCAATCCTTGAAGCGCAGATGTAGCGAGTTCGACCGTGGCACCTTTGCACGACACATGAAATCGAACGGGTCGCGGTGGTTGGCGATGAACTCACGTACCGATTCGCCGCGCACCAACGCCGCTTCAGCCGCCCGGGCGACCACCTGTGCCGACGGGTCTTGGTGCCACAAGGTGTTGTATTCGTAGGCGCCTTTGCGCTTGAGCTTACCGCCCTCGTACTCCGCGATATACGAATTTACGTCTCTGATAATCATTCGCGAATAGAGTGCGTACTCGAGATTCAGTTGCGTCACACCTTCCCACCACTTGCACACGCTGTAGAAATGCGCCTCGAATGACCGTGGGATGCGCACGGTGAGGCCGTCGGTGTTGCACTGAATCATCGTCATGTCCGGAATCTTGACGAGCTGTTCGGCGAGCATACACAGTGACAGTTGACCATTGATGGTGGTAGCCATTGTGTAATACGGGTCGAATAGGCAACTGAATTTATTGTTCGAGTTGCCGTAGGACGCGTTCAGCGATTCCTTGAGCGCGGCGTTTTCGGGTGTACCCTTTGCGAAGGTTGCGCGCTGAAGAAACACACCGTTGTAACTATCGCAGTACGCTTCACCCAGGTGTGCCGGGTACAGGCGATTGACGATGGCCATTTTCGGATAGAACGACGTCACATCGGCGTCGATGATCATGTATTCGTCATCAGACCTCACGATCTGTGAAACGATCGACCCGTGGATTCCCCCGAGACCAAACACATAGTCGAACCCGTCGACGTTCGCCTCGATGTTGGCGAACGCACCTTTCGTCTTCACCTCTTCACCCATGTCGGTTCGACGTAGCGTTTTCGCTTTGAACTGTTCGACGACTTGAATGAATTCGGGGCGTTCGAACTTGACATACGGGAAAATCACGTCGCCGAGGTTGATACTGTCGCGGTACGTTTGGCGGGGATGCTTGCCGCCAGGACCACGGTCGAAGCACACGATGCCGGACGCTTCCATCTCCTTGGTGAGAATCGTCGCGCCGATCTTGGTGTTGCTCATGTTCATCATGCGAGTTTCGTAACGCTTCGACAGCGCCTCACGCAGATGAACCTCGGGGAGAATCCGAATGTAGAACTTCAGGGTTTCGCGAACGTCATGTTTGTTGTACGCGATCAACTCATCGATCTGGTCGTCACGTAGTGGGATGCCGACGGGGAACGGTAGGTCGATCACGTTACGCGAGCGCATGACGATCTCAAGCGCCTTGAGGCTGGTGCGCTTGTTGTTGTTATCGAAGTGACAGATTTTCATCGGGTCAAGTTGTTCGAAGACGTGATCGCTTTCCCAGATCGTCATACCAAACCGGTCGGCATCGCTCGCCTTGAGGATTTTCATAGCGTGGGCGTATATCTGTGGCGCTGTGGCGTTAGGGTTTGCGACGAGCCAGTGAATGATAGGGTAGTCAAACCCCAGGTTGTTATAACCGATGCCACGTGCTTTGCTTCGACCCAGGCCCAGCACGAACTCGATCAGCTCGGCGACTTGATTGCGACGGTCGGAAATCTCGAACACGACCTCAAGTCCGGTCGCTGCGTGGATAAACGACGCTGTGATCACGTTGGGATACGTTTCGAGATCCCAGCCCCAATCCCTTGAATCCACGGGTTCGGCAACGCTGAACGCTTCAGGCGTACCACAGTGGGGGCATTTGTCGAGGTCAGCGGGGTATGTCTTGCCGCAACCGTTGATAGGCTCGCAGCGGGATAGCAGGCGCATGTCGTTCTCCCTGTGTGAAAAAGCCCGGTCTGTGCCGGGCTTCGCGGATTGTGACAGATTGGTCAGTTATCGTCGATACTTGTCAGCTCTTCCCATTCACCGCTGGCGTAGCGATAGGGATTTGAAGGTTTTCTGACATCGATAATATCGATATACCCCTCATCCGCCATTGCCAGATCATCGTCACCGACTTCTTCGGCAGAATATGTTGCACCGTCTTCGAAAATGAGAATGTACATTACAGTGTCACCCCGTAAGTTTTACAGATGTCGATCAGATGCACAGCCTGACTCTCGGCGTCATCGACCGCGTTGTGATGTGTACCGGTCCGGACGAGCTTGACCGCCGGATACAGTGATTTGATCGTGCGATAGCAGCGGTCAGCACGACCCCATGGAATCGGGAGATAATTACGTTTGTAGGCGTTCCCCAACACTACGTTATCGAACGATGCACCATTACCCCAAACTTGATCGACACCTACATCGCGACAGAATTGTGCGAAGTCAGACAACGCAATTGCCAAATGTGGTGCAGCATCATTATCGGCAAATGCTGCACGGGCCTGATCGGACTGCTTCAACCACCAAATAACCGTCGATGGATCCATCACGAGCCCTGCGTCTACGGATGATTCGAGGCTGCATTGCGCGTAAAACTTGGCATGTACGCCATTGAGATCGAAGGCCGCGGCGCCGATAGCGATGATTGCCGCCTGCGAGCCGTTACCCATTGTCTCGATGTCGAGCATTATCTGCACCCGTGAATTCCCTGACGTGTTTAAAAGGCCCGTGTCACCGGGCCAGTCGGATGGTTACGCGACGAGTTTGCAGTGCTGGTCGACCATTGATTCGGTCCAACCCGGCATTGCGAGCCATTCGGTCTTGGTCAGCACGTTACCGTTGTACTCGAACTTCTGTACGACCGGGACCACGACAGGCGGTGGGGTGACCAGATCGTGAGCCGGTGGCGGCGGTGTAACAGCGGCGGCAACGACAGGTGGTGGGGTATGGGTGACTGGCGGCTTCGCTGCGACCGGTGCACCTTCCTGACTCGTACCACCGTTTACGACCACACCGCCCTGGATACCGGCGAACTCTGTGTCAGCGTTGAATGCGCCCTCGCTGACGATCTCGATACCGGCTTCAGCGAACATCAGACCTTCGACGTTCTGATACATACCGGCGTTGGTCTTCACGGTTGCGGCACCGTTGAACTTGGTCGATGCGACGACCCAGAACCAGTCGCCTTTTTTCACAGCGGATTTGTTGATGATCGGTTGTTTGTTGCCGTCGATCAGCGTGACCGGACCCATCGCCTTGTAGCGTGTGAACTTGATCAGCCAGTGACCGGCTGGACGCGATTCGGTGCCGAGTTTGGTCGGGTCTTCCGGGGCGTCACAGTCTTCGATTTTCCAGTTGAAACCGGCCTGACCACAGAGCGCGGCGGTGCACTTCGAATCGCCCGCTGCCTCGTTGTACATGGTTGCCCAGATCGCGTCCCAGGTTGGGCCCTTCGGTACAGCGAACGCCATAAACCAGTGATGTTTGTTCTCGTCCGGCTGAGGTTTACCCTCGTGGTCGGTCACTTTCAGTTCGAACGGGGAGCCCATAACCAGACGTGCTTTGAACGGTGCGTATTTAACAGTCATGTAAAATTACCCTTGTGTGTTGAATATCTGACGGATCTTGGCGCCGTCGACCTCGACCAGCTTCAGTGCGGTCATTGGTGTCTCACTGTATTCAGCTATGACGGATTCGTCAATACCTTTTTTACGAACTTGTGCAGGTGTATCCATCTCGACGGGTTTGCGAATATCCACACCCAGCAGATCACCCATCATGATCACCTCGGCGTGTGGTACGTCTTTCTTCCAACGCTCACGGCCCTTACCGCGTTCGGTGCTGAAGTACGACACAAGCCCACCATTACTCAACTCGTGAATTGCCTGTTCCTCCAGACCGCTGAGACGGTACTCGATAGCCTTCTGCGCACGACGTAACAGCTTCAAGTCCACACCAAGGTTGTGCCCCGTCAACGTGTGGGTTTGGAGCGACCCAGCGAAGTCGATACCCTCGTAAGCAACACGACTCAGAGTGTCGCAGTTTGCCCGGGCGGAACAGTTTTTACACTGTGGTCCTACGGTGCAAGGCGGTGATTCACCGGTTACGACTGGTAACGCTGCATGTAACTGCGCCCAGTATTTACCCACCCCGTCGCCACCGGCGGTAACAAACCATTTGCGAATCGTACCCTGACTGGTGAACCCACGAGGTTGCACAACGCGTAAGTCCAGCTTGACCGCCTGACGTACCGGTTCGGTAATGTCGAGCGCCTGGATGATTCCGAACGCGCCGATCAGCAGTTGCCAGTTTTCAAACACGTCGACGATGCTGTGACCGAACTTCGCGTCCCACACGGTCAGTACGTTGCTCGACACGTCGTATACATAGGCGTCGGGGATGCAGTACCAACCCGGTAACCAGCGACTCAGGTCGACACGTTGTTCGATTCGTACCTCCTTGGTCAGAAAGTTGAAGTCGCAATATTTCGCTACGTCGTTGACGTACTCGTATGCCGCGTCGAACAGTTCTTGCGTGATCACAATGCCGTCTTTGCTCAGGCTCCCGACGATACCGGAAAAGTCCAGCACGCCACCCTTGCGCCAGCGTTCGAGCAGCAATTGGGACGCCTCGTGACAAGCGCGACCCTTAAGCTTTGACTCGGGTGGTTCAGACGGTACGCCCGGATAGGCGGCTCGGGCTTGCGCCGCCCCCAAGCAGCGCATCCAGTCGTTACTGTCGTGTACGAGTGGGAGGATCATTGGGGTATCTCCAACATCAGCTCACCCGGAACATATCCGACGGCCTTCCAGTATTCAAACGCCTGATCATAAATCGCGTCGGCTTGCTCACTGGTCGGTACGGTGAAGTCGCACGACCGACGATCCTTTCGATAGTAGGGGCGCTCAATGAGCAACCCTTGTTCGACCAGTTTACGCAGGCGTCGTAATGTAGCCGGGCGGTTATCGCCCAAGCTCCACGACCGAAGGTTGAGTAGGTACGTATAGTGTGCCCGGTCCGTCGATGGGTCAGTCAGACGTTTCTGACGACCCCAGTAATTACCGAGAATCCAATTTTTGGCACTCTGTAAAAGTGCTTCCTGCACGTCATCCGGTAACTCAGCCATGACTTACTCCCCAAACGCTTCGCGGAATTGCACCAGAACCTGTGGGATCAGATCCGCACGTTGACCCAATTGTTGCAGGGTGGTCAGACCGTTCGCCGCCAGGATCTCGTTAACACGAGTCACCATCGCAGGTTTCGCCGCTTCGTCTTTCGGGGTGCGACTGGTGAGCCAACTCATAAGTTGTGCAAACGTTTCGATTGCTGGTTTGTCGACAGTGATCGGCGGCGCCACAGCGGTAACCGGTGGGACAACTACAGGTGGTGCAATGGTGACTGGGGGTGCTACGACGACCGGTTCGTTCACCAGTGGACGTTCAATGGTGTCGTCACCAGTCACACCCTGAACGATATCCACGAACGCATCGACTTCAGCGTCGGTCAACGCTTCATCAGTCGCCGCGTCAGCTACAGGAATCGCCATCAGGTCGGTCAGCTCAGCGGTCACGCGGGCCAGTGTGGCGTCCCAATCAGCTTCCTCGACACCTTTAGGGCGACGACGCACACGCCATGACCCGTCAGTGTTTCGCTCACGGCTGCCAGCGTGGATACGTGCGTCCCACGGCAGACCGTTAACGTCGAGGTTCGTATCAGACTCACGGTGAACGATGATGTCACCCGGGTTGATTGGGTCGACTATTCCCGCTTCGAGCATTTCCTGATATTGCTCTTTGGCTCTGTCAACGACCGGTACGGTAACCGGTGGTGCGCCTTCAATCTTCACGCCGGTACGGTCGATCAGATCGGCGAGCGCTTCAACAGCCGACGTGGCGTTACTGGTATCGACGTTGAGAGTTACGGACATTTCGCCGATGGTGCTGGTTTGACTTGCCGAGGTGTGAACCTCGACCGGTGCTTTATAGCCACGTTCGGCGGCTATACGTTGAAGCGCCACGGCAATATGGTGCATTTCCATGGCGTCTGTGTGTTGTTCGATGGTGATCAGCATGTTTTATTTCTCTGCGTTGGTTGAATGTGGGGCAATCCTATGCGAACATGACGACGTCGTCAACACATCAGGGGAATAAAAATGGGAATGCGTGAAGAGTTTGAAGCGTGGGTCGTATGGGAAGCTGAGTCGCGAGAGTACGGGTATATGGACTGGTTGTTGATTCGAGACCTGACCGGTACAGGATACTCCACCACGTGGGTCGATATGACGTGGATGGGTTGGCAAGCGTCCCGCGCCTCGCTGGTGGTCACGCTGCCAGATCGTGAAGTTTACGAATATGATGCCGGATACACGGTTTACGACATGTGTGCCGAGGCAATCACCGCTGCTGGCGTAACTATTAACACGACCACAGTTAACGGGAGTGACGCATCGTGACCATCGACTACACCTTCGCACGCTCCACACCCTGGACAAACGTGGTCCAACGTCTCATTGATGAACTGTCCGGTGCGTACACCTTCGGGACGCCACGTGTCACCGCTCGGTCTGATGACAGCGTGACAATCTCGGTCGATGCTGTTAAGCGGGGTGAGCCGGTATGAGCGATTTCTGCACAGCGTCGGGTGTCACCGCTCGCAAAGAACATAAATGTTGTGAGTGCTACGGCGTCATCGGTATCGGCACGCGCTACATGCGGATCGCTGGTGCTCAGGACGGTCAGGGTTACAGTTATAAACAGTGCGCCGATTGCCGATTAGCGTTCAACTGGCTCGATCTCACATTGCGGACCGGTCCGTTCGGGTTGTCTCCAGACGAAGGTATCGAGTTTTGCGGATTACAGTCCGAACTCGCTGAGTACGCGAGCGAGTCCCGCTTCCGTGACCCTGAACCATTGCGGCACCTACTCGGCATGGCTGAACGTCGTCGCGCTGCCGAATTGCTTCGGGGGTCCGCATGACCGTCGCCTTACGTCCATACCAACTTGAAGCAATCGACAACATCTATATCGAGTGGCGCGGTGGTAACCGCTTCGTGGCGTTGGTGATGCCCACGGGGTCCGGGAAGTCGGTCACACTGTGCGAAGTTGCCCGCCGTGAGGTTGCGCGAGGTCAGTACGTGGTGATCCTGGCGCACCGTCAAGAGCTGATCACGCAACTCAGTGACACCTTGGCGCGGTATGAAATACGTCACGGGATCATCGCCGCGAAGAACACCGTGCGGTTTGCCAATCGCCTGCACATGGAGAACTACGGGAAATCATTCTATGATCCCGGCACCGCGAAGGTGTTTGTCGGGTCGGTGCAGTCGATGCGCCCCGCCGATATTGCCCGGTTCGTCGCATATGGTGACCGGCTGACCGTGATTCAGGATGAGTTTCACCACGCCACGAAGCAGTCGAAGACGTGGGGGAACATCCTCACGCCACTTGACGAGGCTGGGGCGTATGGTCTTGGTCCAACTGCCACCCTACTACGTGCCGACGGTAAGGGGTTGGGGCGCACGAACGATGGTTACGCCGACACGATTGTTCTCGGCCCACAGATGGGTGATCTCATCGAGGCTGGGTTCCTCAGTAAGTACAAAATCTATTGTCCGAAAACCGATCTCGACTTGACCCGTGTGAAGGTCAGTAAAACCACAGGGGATTTCCAGGATAAAGAACTCAAAGAAGAGATTCACCGTTCACACATCGTCGGCGATATCGTTGATCACTACCTGAAGATTTGCCCGGGCAAGCGTGGGATCACGTTTACCGTGGGTATCGATACCGCTGAGGAAGTTGCCGAGCAGTTCCGGGGTCGGGGTGTTCCAGCGATGGCGCTATCGGGACGCAACAGTGATGAGGAACGGGTGCAATCGATCCGCGATCTCAAGTCGGGCAAAATCCTGATGATCGTTAACGATTCCCTGATCGGCGAAGGGGTGGATATCCCCGCCGTCGAGGTGGTGCTATTCGCCCGCCCGACACAGAGTTACGGGTTATACGTTCAGATGTTTGGCCGTGCGCTGCGCCTGATGGAAGGTAAGACACACGCGATCATCATCGACGCGGTGAACAACGTTCTGCGTCACGGGCTGCCGGATGCCCCGCGTGAGTGGTCGCTTGAACGTCGGGAACGTCGCAGCTCGTCGAGTGAGGTGTCGACGATTCGGGTATGTCTCGCGTGTACGTTCGTATTCGAACGTTACCTCGATGCATGCCCTGGGTGTGGTGAACCTATTCCAGCACCTGCCGAGCGCACCGGACCCGAGCAAGTCGACGGCGATCTGTACGAACTGGACGCGGCTACGCTCGCGACGATGCGCGCAGCGATTGCCCGTGTGGATATGGCACCCGAGGATTACCGTAACCAGTTGGTCGCGCAAGGGTGTCCACAACTGGGCGTAATGGGCAACGTGAAACGTCTCGTGGCGACTCAGGAGGTCGTGGCACAGTTGCGCGAGGCTGAGGCGGTGTGGGCGGGTTACGAACGAGCTGCTGGGTTGAGTGACCGGGAGATCATGCGCAAGTTTTTTGGGATGTTTTCCGTAGACCTTTGGTCGGCCCAGACGCTTAAGGCGAGTGAAATGCAGGAATTAACCGAGCGAATCAACGGGAGTATTAGACGATGAAGCAGTCACTGACGCAGCGCGGGTTTGCGCTTATCGAGTTCACGGATCGATACGACGCATTGTGCAACATTCAGAAAAGTAGCCTCGCGACTGAGGACGCGATCTGGTTCGGGGTTGCAGACGCAAACCCCATGATTATGGCGAGCCAAGCCGCAGCACACAGCGTAGTCACATCGGAAACATGCGGATGGGTTCCGTATCCGGTCCCGAACGAAGTGTCGATGTCTACGCGGATGCATCTGACTCGCGAACAGGTTGCTGAACTTTTACCGGTGCTACAACACTTCGCCGACACCGGGGAGTTACCGCAGTGAGTCTGGTCGCCTGGGCAGTGAAACATAACGTGAGTCACGCAGCGCTCGCCGAGCTGTACGACATGTGGGGGCTCGGTGAGTCGCACGAGTCCACATCGGTCAAACCGAAGTCCGAGGCGGCGGTACAGAATGCCGTACGTCAAGAATGGTCGGAACTCGGCGGGCGTGGGTGGCGGAACAACAACGGGGCTTACGACGCGAAACATCCCCCGTCGCCCGGTACGCGCTGGGGACTGTGTAACGATTCGGCGGCGATGAACAAGAAGGTCAAGTCGAGCGACCTCATCGGACCACTGCCGCGCCTCATTACGCCTGAGATGGTCGGCACTACCATTGCGCAATTCGCCGCCCGTGAGTGCAAGCCCGAGGGGTGGGTTTACTCGGGGACGGAACGAGAAGTGGCACAGCTTCGGTTCGGGCAGATCGTAACGATGCTCGGCGGCGATTTTAAATTTGTAACCGGACCGGGGTCATTCGATTGACGCGCCGGTCAGCGGGTGACACACTGGCGCCATTGCCAATATATTAAGAGTGGGACACACATATGAGTCATTTGAAAGACAAAATCCTCGACGCAGCGTTCACCCTGGCTGTCGAGTGCGGGTATCGCGGTATTCGTAGAGACGCAATTGCAGAGCGTGCGGGTGTGGCGGGTGGTACTGTGAACCTCCACTACGCAACGATGGAAAACCTCAAGGCTGCCATCATGCGTCGCGCCATCGACAGTGAACAGCTCGACATCCTGGCGGCGGGGATGGCCGAGGGTGACCAGACAGTCATGAAGGCGCCTAAGCCGTTGCGAGTTCGAGCGCTGCAAACACTTCTGTAGTACGTCACGCTTAGCGGGGAGCTATCGCGTATGCCTAGAAAAATCTCGAAGTCAGATCGGGAGGCGCAGTTGTCTGCCCTCGCTTTAGCTGACGGTTACGAATTTGTGGGTTGGGTCGGTGAGTATAAAAATAGTTCGACAAAAGCTGTAATGCGGTGTGCCGCACACGGTGATTGGTCCGCACTGTTCAACAATCTAATAAAAGGTTCACGTTGCATCGGCTGTCGCAATGAGGCGTATTCGACCAATCGTCGAAAAAACATTAAAGAGGTTGAGGACCGTATCCAGGTACTCACCACCGAAAAAAATCTGACATTCGTGAAATGGTGTAGTGAGTACAAGAACAAAAACACCCGACTCGTTGTGAGTTGCGCGACTCATGGGTCGTGGGAAGTATCCGTGTCAAATTTCCTACGCGGTACAGGATGTGACGGCTGCGGTGGTCATTATAAATATTCACAGGTTGAACGCGAAGCTCAGGTGCAAGACCTCTGTATCGACACCCATTACTCTTTTGTCAGATGGGAAACACATTATCAAGACCAACGTAGCAAGGTGATCGTGAATTGCTCGTTACATGGTGACTGGTCCGCAAACATTGGTAATTTCATCGACAAAGGTACTCGTTGTGCCGCCTGCTCGTGGACTGGGTACGACACCGGTCGCCCTGGGACACTCTACGCGCTACTGTCAGAATGCGAGACGATGGTCAAGATTGGTATCAGTAATCGACATGTTAAACGTCGTCAAAAACTCGCCCGCGTAACACCCTTCAAATTCTCAGTTCATCGCGAAATCCATTGTGAAGATGGCGCGGTGCCTCGCATGCTCGAACGTCTTTTCCATAACCAGTTCCCATCAGTAGGGCTGACAGGATTCGACGGTGCGACCGAATGGCGTCAGATGTCTCCGGACATCACTACTTGGCTGGAACTCCTAAAATGAATAACTTTATCGTTTGCAAGACCACCCCGTCGACGAACCGTCCGGGTAAAACTGAGAAAATGCCATGCGACCTATCAGGTAAAGTTGTCAGTCTTCACGTTGCTGATCGCATGTCCTACGCTGACGCGGTTGACCGTGCTGCACTATTAGGTACCGAGTATCGCCCTGCTACGATCTTGAACGGTGACGGGCGCTTCTGTATTGATTTGGACGCGTGCTTATTACCTGACCAAACTTGGTCTCCGCTGGCAATCGAACTATGTACTCGATTCGCTGGTTGCATGACCGAAACGTCCAATAGCGGCACCGGTCTCCACATATTCGGTGTGGTGGTCGGTGACATGCCTGACCACGGGTGCAAAAACATCCCGCTCAACATTGAATGTTATACCGATGATCGTTTCATCTGCCTGGGGACGGGTGCATCCGGCGATATGATGCACCCGAGTGATGTCGCTTTTAACCAGACCGTTGCGCAATACTTCCCCGCTGAGATCACTGTCAATCCGACCACCTGGACGACTGTGCCTCATCCTGACAGTTGCCCAATTCAGGACGACGCGCGACTCATTGAGAAAGCCCTGACAAGCGAGGGCGTGATGTCGATTTTCGGCGGTAAAGCATCGTTCAAGGACCTGTGGGAGCGAAACATAGATGCCTTGGTCGAATCGTGGCCTTCCGATGACGGTGGTTACGATGGTTCATCTGCTGACGCATCCCTGGCGCAGCGTCTCGCCTTCTGGTGCGGCGGACAGCACGACAGGATCGAACGTCTGATGCGTATGAGCGCAATGGTCAGGCCCAAATGGGACAAGCACAAGTCTTATATCCACCGGACAATTTGTGGCGCTGTGGCGCGTCAGACAACTTGGTACAGCGTTGGCAAACCTATCGAGATTGCGCCTACGCCAGAGGCGTCGGTTGCCCACATTCCGTTCATGCGATCCGGATTCCAGTTTCTGCCCGCGAGCCAATTGATCGAGCATTTTGCTGGTTGTGTATATGTTGCCGACGCCCACCGTGTGTTCATGCCGAACGGTGCGATGTTGAAGTCGGAACAATTCAATGCGCTGATGGGCGGTTTCGTCTTCAGTCTGGATGACACGGGTGAGAAGACCACGAAGAAGGCTTTCGAGGCGTCTACCGAGAACCAATGCGTATCGTTTCCCAAAGTCGACTCGCATATTTTCCGACCTTCTGCGCCACCTGGATCGATCATCGAGGAAGAAGGTTTTCGCATGGTGAATACATACGTCCCCGTAAATATCCATACCGAAGCTGGTGACGTGTCGCCGTTCCTCAACCATCTGGCGAAACTGCTACCGAACGAGCGGGATCGCACCATTGTCTTGTCTTACATGGCCTGTATCCTTCAACACAAGGGGTACAAAATTCAGTGGACCGTTTTGCTCCAGGGGACAGAAGGGAACGGGAAAACTCTCCTGACCCGCTGCGTGGCGTACGCAATTGGGCAACGCTATACCCACTTCCCCGCTGCTGCTGAAATCTCGGAAAAGTTCAACGCGTGGCTCTTCGACAAGCTCTTCATTGCAGTCGAGGACATCAATGTTCCGGATCATCGCACCGAAATTATTGAAATTTTGAAACCAATGATAACTGGCACACGTCTTGCACGTCGGGCCATGCAGCAAGATCAGACCATGCATGATCTCGTCTGTAACTTCATGTTTAATTCAAACCACAAAGCTGCAATCAAGAAAACCCTGTCAGATCGCCGCTTCGCTGTGTTCTATACAGCGCAACAGGACGCGACTGATTTGATTCGTGATGGGATGAGCGGTAACTACTTCCCGGATCTATATGAGTGGTTGCGCAATGGTGGGTATGCAAAGGTCGCCCATTACCTCAATCATTATGAAATCCCGGCAGCATTCAACCCCACTACTGAGTGCCAGCGCGCACCCCATACCAGTACTACTGCCGAAGCAGTCGAGGCGAGCTTAGGCGCAGTTGAACAAGAAGTAATGGAGTGCATCGAGGAAGGTCGCCAGGGATTCGCGGGCGGTTGGGTATCGAGCATGGCACTCGATACACTCATCGAACGTTTACGTATGGGTCGTGCCATTGCACCACGTAAACGTCGCGACTTGATGAAGTCCATCGGCTACGACTGGCACCCGGCGTTGAAGGATGGTCGGGTCAATAACCACATCCTGATGGATAACGGTAAGCCACGGTTGTACATCCGCCAGGGTCATATCCACGCCAATCTGGTCGGGGGTGCCGAAGTGGTACGTCATTACGAGGCGGCGCAGGGTGACCCCGTGGCGATTGCGGCGTTGAGTCAGGCGGTGGTAGGATAGCGGCGTCGCCCGGTACGCTGGGCTTCAATTTCCAGATTGTCGCAGCATGCAGGAACCCCGACGGATAGCATGTGGATTTACCGTACGTAGGGTGAGACGCGATCTGATGGCCCCGTCACTGGGGCTTTTTATTACTCGGGTATTGACGGACTCGTCAGGATGACTAATACTGGTCATGACATCAATTAACACACGTGGGAGCGGGACTGATGAGCGATAAATATAATGGTGGGTCGGCATTCCCTCTGGTTGTTGAATCATCGTTTGCAAACATATATTCGGGTATGAGCCTCCGTGACTACTTCGCAGCGAAGGCAATGCAAGGTTTTCTCTCTGACCCAAACGTGAGTGTCGGCAACGACGCTGGCGCGGTGAAATTGGCTAAGTCTGCGTATGGTGTGGCCGACGCAATGCTCATGGTCCGGGACGGTGACGTATGAAACAGCTCGCAGCGATTTGGTACAACCGGGCACGGGCGGCTGAGACCACCGTGGATATCCTCCAGGCTCGACTCAACGTGATGCGCGGCGTTGCGCTCGTCGGGTGGGTTGGGTTCGTTCTCGTACTGATGGGAGTGTGACGCATGAAACCCTTGGCATACGTATACACGTGTCGCAATCCGGGTCAGGTGGCGCTGTTGTGGGCGCACCAACCGGCGCCATTCGGTCACGGGTGGATCGACGTTAAGCAAGAGCCGCTGGTGCGACTGAGTGACGTCGAGGCGTTGCAAGCTGATCATCAACGTGAAATCCATCGACTCAAGTCATTACTTAATGCCGCATACACAGGGGCGAACTGAATATGTCAAATTTTCCAGCATTCCCGTTTGAATACCATAACCAAACGCGTGATTATCAAAAGTCTTTTGTTAGCGACAGAATGTTACCGCCTGACGCCAGCGAACAATATTCGGGTTTGAGCGCCCGTGATTACATCGCAATCAAAGCAATGGCGGCGCTGACCCCTGTCTACTGGGAAGACTTCGAGACGTACGGCTCAGGTGTCGCGTTAAACAAATGCCTATGCGAAACAGCGTACGAGATGGCCGACGCAATGCTCGCCGCCCGGAAGGCCCGACCATGATCCAGGACCATACGATTGATCAAACGCTTATCGAACTGGCTCGCACGATGAAAGCGCTCAAGGCGTTGCGGGACGTCCGTCGCAGTGCCGATATCGAGATGGGTAACGGCGGTAGCAATTGGCAGGATGATCGTCCGTTCTCAGCCGCTGCCAAACGGGCGTCACTTGACCTGACGCGTAAGCTTGCAGATCTGCGTCAGGGTCGGTAACTGTGAGCACCCACACCAGATGTCGCAAGTGTGACGCCCGTAAAGCCCTGGCGCGGTGGCCGACGTCTCGCATGTGCACGTGTGGCGGCGAGTATCGACTCGATGCGTGGATGAACTCACGTGTGGCCTGTACATGCGATGGGTATTGGTTCATCCACCGCCAGGGCTCGGGACAATGTAACTACAACCCCAACAGGAAGGATTGGCGCGAATGAAATATCTACAGAAAGAGCAGCATTACGAGTTGCACCCCGAAAATCAGAAGGATGTCGATCAACTTCGTGAAGAATATCCCCTCCTATGGCCATTTGAATACGTGTGCGTAGCCAACCCACACCGTGACGATGAGTCTACATAATGATACCGACCGTAGAAAATTACATTCTTCTCGTACTTATCATCGGATTCAGCATTGCTATCGGGTGGAACCTGCGCGGGATGCCCAGGGCACGTGTGACCGCACCGCTACCTGCGACGAGCAACCGCTGCGCGTGCGGGTGTACCGATTTGATCAGGTATAGCTCGCTGAATATGAAGCAATGTCCCGACTGTAAAACCGAGATCCCGTGGGGTTTGGCACCGGGGCAATTGCCGCTGGTCGGGTCGAGCCGTCAGGATCGTAAAATACCGATTGACGTTAATGACGGACTCGTCAATACTTCACCCAACGAAACGAAATAACCTGACACGGAGTACATAGGATGAACGAGCAACTGCAACAAGCGCTGACTGCAATGATCACCAAAACTTCGAATGGTATCGACGCAGGTGTTAGTTTTCTCAGTGCTGAAATTCCCGAGGTGATTCACCAGCTACTCATCTGGAAAATGGTCGAATCCCTGCTAGCATTTGTCGCTGGTCTACTGTTGATCATCGGCACAATTTGGTTCATCTACAAACACACGCGTCAGGTAAAAGTCGACGATTATCATATCAAGCCAACATTTATCTTTGACGATGGCGGTGAAATCCACCCGGGCCTGGTACTCGTAACAGTCGTGAGCATGTTGACTATCGGGTTCGGTATAGCGGGGGCATGCAACCTCACGTGGTTGCAGATCTGGATAGCTCCGAAACTGTTCCTCGTTGAATACGCTGCATCACTGGTGAAATGATATGTGTAAAGCCAGACGAGTGAACGATCAGTACCACTGCCACGCGTGTGGCTATCAATGGGATGTAAACGACGAGGATCGACCAATGTGCAAGACAGGTAAAGGTGTGATGGGCGTAATGCTCGCCGTAGCGCTGAGCAGTTGTGGGATCGCCCAGGCGGCGCAGTGTGACGCGATACGTGTGGCAGCGCTCACCGCGTCCACATTGGCGTACGCTGAGTCGTGTGCGTCGACGATGGACCGTTACGGTAAGCGCGTGGCGATGCAGTCGTCTGAGTGTCTGCTCGCTGTCATTGAGTCGACGAAGCAACAGGAAGCGATTGAGGGGCTTCAGAATCAGGGTTGTACGTCATACACCAACCTACCGCCCCAGGATCAGGTAATTCGCTTACGTGCCATCGGGATTAAATTCTCGACCACCAGTCGGTAACTCAAGCCCTTCGGGGCTTTTTATTTGCCTGAGTATTGACGAGTCCGTCATTATGGATAATAATTATCACGTCAACCATTGGAGCGACACTATGACCACCTCTCGTCTTACCATTGCCCAGTGCATCCGTCGTTCTAAAGACCCGTATCAGGCAGCCGTTGCATCGTTCAGCCGCCGCGAATGCCCGCATAACGCGAAACATCACACCTACTATTTCGAGGACGGTTCGTACCTGACGTTCGAAGTGTCGTATCTACCAGTTGAAGACGGGAGCCGGTCATGATCTGGCTCGTATATTGGTGCATGGCGTCGGTCGCCGTGGCGGCGTTCTACTCGTTGATTCGACATATCGAGAAATCCCAATGACCGCTTTCGAACAAGGTTACGCCGCGCACCGTGAAGGTAAAGCGCGAGACGCCAATCCATTCGACGATGAGAAGTCGCCGCACTCCCGCAAGCGCTGGGATGCCGGATGGAAAAAGCGAGCTCAACATACCCAACAATAACCGCCCTATAGGGCACAGCAGATTGGAGAATGACCGTGAGTGAAGTGAAACGATATGAGTGGACGCGAAACGGTATGCGGGTGTACGCGCCGCCGATGGGGCGCTACGTGCAATCAACAGACTTCGACGCCGCTCAAGTTGAGCTGGCTGCGTTGCGGGAAGAGCTGGTGCTCGCAAAAGATACCGCTGCAAGCTGGAAATATAGCGCGGATGGCTTGGCTGAAGAAGCACACGAAATTGATAAGCGCCTGACAGCCGCCGAGCAGCGGAATGCGGAGCTGGCCGAGTTGTTGTCCGAGGTAATCCCATATGAATCCTACCTAGGATCAAAACTCTTTAAGCGGATCAGCGCCGCCATAACCCCCACAGATCCGGTGCAAGCCGTATGCACATCCTGTGACGGTTCTGGCGAATACAGCGACGCTATTGGTGACTGGCGCGGATACTGCTCATGCGCTGCCGGAGTTGAGTTGGAGAACAGTTCGCCACAGGCCGAAGGGATTGAGCAACTATGGAGCCCTAACCCTACTGACGCGCATCTTGCATCACTTCTGATAGTCCTAGGGCAAGCCGGAATTAAAGTATCTGGTGGAACGCACGGCGACCCTTGGACCGTATCCTCGCCGCCCGCGCCGGTAGCGGTGGTGCACACCATGAAGTCGGTTATGTCAGCGGTCTGTGCGGCTCACAACTTCCCGATGCTGACTTCTAACCAATGCCAGTCGCTGGCTGATGCGCTGAACGCCTTCCTCGACAAGGTCAAGGAGATGAATCGATGAGTCCAGAACTGATTGAACACCTGTGGGATCTGCGGGCGTATCACGCCAACGCGGTTATTAATCTCACCGCTTACGCCGATGATGCTGGCCCCGGCGAGAAGCACTATCGCAAACGTGCCGACTTACACGCCGCTCACGTCGTTACAATTGATGCGCTCCTGGCGCTGGTGGGTGTGTAATGGCCGGTAAACGTCAAGTTGAAACACGGTGGGGCGTGAACTTCTGGCAACTTATTGCGGACTTTGCAGACCAGGGACTTACACGTTTTGATACAGCACGTGCAATAGGTTATCACCCGCAAAGTTTCTGCGACATGTTGGCAAATAACCCAACTAAAGATCCCTTCGAACCTTTTATACGTGCTACTGCATATCTAAGGGACACCGGTGAAACTATGGGTCAGGCGCTGCACAGGATGGCTGCTGAGGGTCGCAGCTGGGGATATGCGGCGAGGGTCATAGGGTACAGCGAGGGTCACGTGCTGAAGCGTGTGGCGATGGCGCGTGGGATCAAAGTGGCGATGAACTCCGTACACGGTCGACCTCGAAAACGACCTACGCGGATCGAAGCCAGGGGACCGAATGTGACGGATGGATGGCCTACATGGGAGAAGATTTACGCGATGAAACGACCCGCTTAGGCGGGTTTTTTTACGCCTGGAGGGGATGCCGTGATTCCGGCATCGGTTGAAAATTAAATTACTGAAAATTAACTGACGTCGAGATAATTATAAATCGATCAAAATTTGATCAGATGTCAACCAAAAATGATTAAAAGTCGACAGAGATAATTTCAGTAATTTAAAAATGATCATTTTCTGGTCAAAAAGTAACCAAATTAAATTATAAATAAATTACTGAAGCCCGAGATAATTTATTTTCGCTTAAAACCGTACCCCGGTATACCCCGTACCCCGGAACTCACACGCTATCCGGGGTACGCTGGATGCCACGTATTCCGTGGGCTGTAGGGGATTTACCTGAATACCCCGTATCGATCTCACTCTCCAGCCATACGATATATATGTTAATGATATGTATTATCATATACCTATACAGTTTCTATACTAATATTATTTATTAAGGGTATCGGGGTATAAAATATATATTAGTAGTAAATACAAGGACTTACAGCATACCCCGATAAATACCCCGGATCAGATTATCGGGGTAACGACCCATCGGGATTGACTCGCCTGTCAGCGACGGCGACAATCGTGTAACCTCAACCGCAAGGCTTTCCGCAATGCTGATCACCATCGACAACCGCACCATCGAACTGAGCGACGAACAGGTTTCGGCATTCCACGCCCTGACTCGTTTGCAGCAAGGTGTGGCGTTGGGCGTACTGGAAGGGTTGTCGCAGCGTGAGGCGTATCGTCGGGCTGGCGGCAAGGCGAAGAGCGATGTGACAGCCGACACATGTGTTAGCGAACTCCTCAGTAATCCGAAGGTTGACTCGTTCGTCAAAATGTTTAAGAACGAACAGACTGATCGACTTGCGAAAGTTAACGCTGACCGTGACAAGATCATCGCCATGTTGCACGAACAAGCAACTGTCGATTTGAAGTTGCAAGACCTGAACAAACCGGAAAACTTTAAACATATTTCTGAAGTCGTGATCAAGCTGACGGCGAAGTCCGTTATAAATTAACTGGTCCCGCTGATCGTCGTGCTGCTGCCAAACAACTTGCCGATATGTTGGGTTGGAACAAACCTCAGCAAGTTGAAGTTACTGGCGCCATCGCAACAAACGTAACACCTCAACAAGTTATCGATTTTAAGAAAGCGTTCAATGAAACGTTTTGAAGTTGATACACCCGAGAAAGCCCTCTTCCTACGACTCGCCTGTGAAGAAAGTTTCGAATACTTCGTTCGCTACTTCTTCAAGGTCGTCAAGGGTTCCAAATTCGTACTGAGCGAACACCACCACGTCATCTGTGACGCGTTAATGGATGTTTACTACGGTCGCACTACCCACCTAATCATCAACATGCCGCCCCGCTACTCGAAAACCGAGTTGGCGGTGAAAATGTTCGTGGCGTGGTGCTACGTGAAGAACGCCAAGTGTGAGTTTATTCACCTGTCATACGCTGACATCCTGGCGCTCGATAACTCCGAGACGGTCAAAACGATTATGAAGTCCGCTGAGTTCGCTCAGTTGTGGCCCGAGCTGACTATCAAGCCGAACAAGGACAGCAAGAAGGCCTGGGCGACGGAGCAAGGTGGCGTGTTCTACGCAACGTCCGCTGGCGGCCCTATCACGGGCTTTGGCGCGGGCAAGATCGACGACTTCGAAGGTGACAACGGGTTCGGCGGCGCGATCATCATCGACGATCCGCTCAAGCCCGACGATGCGTACTCCGATCCGATGCGTAAGGCCGTAAACCGTCGGTGGGACGAAACGATCAAGTCACGTTTCAACTCCACGAAGACGCCGTGCATTGTGATCATGCAGCGGATTCACGAGGATGATTTCTGCGGCATGCTGCTCAAAGACAGCGAGTACAATTTCCGACATCTGGTGCTGAGCGCCATCGTCGACGAGGGTACCGACCACGAATCAGCATTGTGGCCTTCGAAACACTCCCTGGACGCGCTCAGGGCTATGAAGGCGAAGAACTCGTACATGTTCGCCAGTCAGATGCAGCAACGCCCCTCACCGCTCGGCGGCGGCATCCTGCGCGGCGAATGGTTCGGACGTTACAGTGTCGTGCCGCCGCTTAAGTGGCGAGCCGTGTTCGTCGACACCGCGCAGAAGGCAAAGCAGCATAACGACTATCAGGTTGCCGAGTGCTGGGGGTTAGGTGAGGACGGATACCTGTACCTGCTCGACGTGCTGCGTGAGCGCTTCCAGGCTTACGAGCTTGAGGTGCGTATCCCTGACTTCTGGAACAAGCACAGAACGTCACACAGCGGTCGTCTGCGATTCATGGCGGTCGAGGACAAGTCGTCAGGTACGGAACTGATTCAGAAGATTCAGAAGGTGATCAAGCCAAAGATCCCGGTACGCCCGATCCCACGTGGGCCAGCCTCGAACAAGCTGACACGTGTGATGGACGTCCAGGGTTACATTGAGGCCGGATACGTCAAGATCCCACTTGATGCGCCGTGGGTTCACGATTTCATTACGGAGTGTGAAGCGTTCACCGCTGACGATACGCACGCTCACGATGACCAGATTGACCCGATGTGTGACGCGATCAGTCAGATGCTTCACAACAACCGGGTCGGTGTGGCTGATATGTTATAGGTTGACGCTGATGGATCGTTTACCATAACGGAAGATCACATACCCCTCGTACGCGTCGACTTCCATCTGGTCCATTTCGTGAAACCGCAAACCGAAGAACTTGAGCGCTTCCTTCATTTCCTCGTACAGCTCCGAACATTTCATGACAGGTGCCAGATGAGCCAATCGCGAAGATGCTCAGCATCCGCACAACTCAACACAATTTCAGTATCGACTTGACCGTCGTGACTACGAATGGAAACATCCCCGTCGTCATCAATATGAAACACGACCGTATCGTCTTCCGTAACGCTACAGTTCATATCCAACTCAGTCTCGAATCCCATACCTATTTCCCCTCAGTGGTGCGATTGATGTACCATGGAGCATATGACACTA